AAACCACAAGAAGGTTTACATGGTCTATGTCACTACGACCAATTTGTTCTTGGATAATATCTTGCACACTTATAACAGCTACATCAAGACGTTTGATTGTAGTTCTAGCGCCCTGATACTTTGTCAATAGAATAGGATGCATTGCTGGTATTTCGATAGTCTTTCTTCCTGGATTACCTGGATCTTTGGAAAAGAGAGCACCAATATAAAGTGATCCAATCTTCTTCTCGAGAATTAACAAATCTTCTGGTGGAACTATACCTTCAATAGTTCCAAATGGATATTCCCTCATAACCAAGCATGGTTTAAACTTCACACCAGTGTTGAGTTGAAGCTCATCCTTGCTGGTATCATAATCACAGCTCAACATGTCATCGACTGGTACTGGTCTCAAATCACAAAACAACTCATTCAACATTTCATTAGACCAAGAGTTCATCAACGACCAAAGGCTACCCTCAGATCTACAAATGGATGCAGCTGATATATAACCATCAATTGATTCCCATTCCACATTGCTGAAGTCGATTAAATCAAGAAGACTTCTCGGTGCTCCAGGAGCAGTAGTAGAAGCAATCTCACTTGCCGCCCGCCACTCCTGTGACTGAAATGTACCTTCTCTCAATCCTTGGTTTTTCAAAGCTTCTGGAACATACTTTGCGATTATAGCTGTGCTTTCGTCAGCTACTGCCCACGGTAAAAAGTTCTCCAATCCACCCTTCCAAGCTTTACTCTTTTTCTTTTCCAGCTTTTTTATTTCTGATTGTGCCAGCTGCTTTGCTTCTTCTAAAATCAAATCTTCAAATTCCTGTATTTCGGCCTGGCCGATGACACTCAAAACTTCTTGAGACAATCTTTCTTTAGCCCACTTCCTACGTGCTGCACGACTCTCATTCAAGTTAAACTCTGGGTAGCTATCAGGTAGAATGTACTGGGAATTCAATCCAAATAAAAGATGTGACAGATTCATCACTATATCAGCAGGGGAACCATGCATTGCAATACCTTTGCAACGCAGCTCAACCCCGCCAATATTACCACCACCTTGCCATTCATTGATGAGATCTTTTCTTTTAGCAACATGTGGATTAAAGTAGATATTTACTTTATCAAAAGCTTTTGTGAAATCAGAACACTGAACCTGAAATCTTGTTGTAGTTGCACCAGTATTTGGATCTGTATTTATGGTTCTTTGAATACGATCTACGAACCCAAAGAATGTACGAATGTACCCTCTTCCATCGCCTGGATCAAAATAGATATTTACGTAGTCATTTGGGAAAATGAGATTGAGATAGTTTCGACGTGGAACAAGAATAAAAGAAGCTTGGCCACCACCTTTCACTGTTTTACTCAATTCACAACCAATAATATCTCCGCTACAATCAATACGACCGCTAAGACTGTTATCAGTTACGTGAGAATATACCATCGTCATACAACGAGTGTTTTGCTGCGTATATCCATAAGTTTCAGAACCAAACGGATCTACAGTTTTTGGCACACCAGACATTATCTACCACCAGGTACACTTCTGGGTTGAGATGAAACTTCAGCTATTGGCCTGGTGCTAGCGGATTGAGCAGGATTCACAGGTACCATCACTACTGGCACCTGAGCTGGACCAGGTGGACGTGGTCTTGTGGGAACAGAAGTGGGTTGTGAATACAATTCCGTAACATCTATATCTGGCTCTGGTCCTCTTTGAGCTTTTGCTTCCCATTCTTTCTTAACTCTAATTGAGCGATGTAGAGATTGCACTACTTCATTTGTTGCTTCTTCAGCTTCAGCAATGTGACGTTCACTTTGATAAGCTTCTCTAATCTGCTTTATCGCTGCTTCTGCTTTTTTTGGGTCTGTTGAAAAAAGAGCTGATTTTATACCACCAGCAGCAGACCCAAACATGCCAGGTGGCGCCTCATTTAACATTTTTACAGCAGTTTCTCTTCTCATTAGTTTTTCAGCAGCTGATACTCTTCTTTTTGGAACATCCACAGGATACCCAAACATAGTTTTAGGTATCTTTTTCCCAGTTTCTGTCTCGAACATATTTTCTTCTGTATCTTCTAATCGCTTTAAACCTGCATCTATAATTTTAATTCTATTTTTTGCGTGACCTGCTGCTACGTAAGCAGCTCTTTCTGGGCCAATCTTCTCTGCTAGTTCTGCTGCATTAACTGGTTTAGCGTACTCTGGTACGTTCTCCCTAAGATTTACGGATTTAAGATTTAAGTATTTCTCAAACTCCTCTTTGGTATCTTTTGGCATCATATACTTTATAGCTTCTCTAATATCCTCTAATAATCTTGTTATTGCTGGTATATTATCTTTTATAAAAGCCACTAGGACATCCATTGCTGCCCGCTGCAACTCCTCCAACTTTTTTATCTGTGGAGCGAATTCTTCTCCCATCTTTCTCTGCCATTCTTGAATTTGAGCAAGATATTCTATGGTATCGCTGAATCCTTTCTTGGTTTCATCAAGAGCCTGCTTATCTATTGGCCCATTTTCCTTCATCATCTTTTCTATTTCTTTATCAATCTCTTTTTGGGATTTACCAGCTTTTGCCATATCTCCAACTTTTTCCCAAATATTGAGATTGATACCAGACATTTCTTTCAAGACAAGATTTGCTTCTTGATTTGCTGGAGACTTGCCACCAGCACCGACAGAACCATATTGTGTATAAACCTCCTTCAAAAGATTCATCATATTTTTTGGATCTGAGATACCTTTCTCTTGTTGCTTCATTGCTTCGTAATAAGTAGCTTTGCCACCTGGTTTTCCAAACCCCATTGATTGCATAACCAATGCTTGACCAGCTTCCCCACCACCAGGAGCAGTAATCATTTGTTGCATTTGATTGGCCATGGCTATTCCCCTTTTCCCTGTCATCCCCGTCAAACCCATAATCATATTTACTGACTTTGCCATGGCATCAACATCAACCACACCTGCTTGTCTTCCACCCTGAGCTTCGATCAAAGAACCAATACCCTGCAGGTATTCTGGAAGACGAGCTTTCTCTATTCCTGTTGCCATCCCAGCAGCCATGAGCTTCTCGAGAGCTTTGACTCCTGATCCCTCTTTCTTTCTTCCATACGGATCTGTGCCTGTTTGGAAGGTGGTCCCGCCCTGGCGAAGCTGTCCCATGATTCCAGTAGCCTCACCAACATCCATCCCTCCACCAGCTCTGGCAAACTGCTGAGCCCTGTAGACCGCTCCTATGTTGCCTGTGGCTCTCCCAACGGCCCTAGCGTGCCCGTAGGTCTCCGTGGGGGTATAGCCAAGGGCTGCGCCTCCAGCACCCGTCTTCCCAAGGGCTGCAGCATAACGATTAGAAGACATCCCCATCCCCGTGAGTTGCCCCTTGGCAGCCCCCACCTGGAGATAGGTTTGATAGTTCTGCATGATTCCAGAAAGAAAGAATCCAAGACCAGCTGCCCCAGCAGCACCTGCCAATCCAATACCAGCCCTGGCAGCTCCACCAATCCCTTTTCCAATGCCCATACCTGCTCTGCCCATACCAGCCAAATATCGATGCTTCTTTGCAAAAGCAGCAGTACGATCTTGCATTCCTTTTTGTACTTGGCTGAGATCGCGAAACAGAATGTTCTGTTTCTTTAGATTCTGAATTGCTTCAGTTCCACCCTTCTTCTCTTTCTTTCTATCATCCTCTAATTCTTTGATACGCTTTCTTCGTTCTTTATGTGAAGTCCTTTCAGCTGCAGTTAATAATTTGTGATGCTTTAGTTCTTCTCCCTCTCTCTTCTTTCCTTTCCCTTGAATCTCTTTAACTTCATTCTTGACCTTTTTGAGATCTTTTAGAATCTCACCAAGCTCTAGCTTGATAGTAAGAATTACTTTTTCATTCAAGCTAGGCATCTATTGTCTCCTACCAAGAACTGGTAGATGTTTACGACTGGATGATTCTAGTTCTGATTCGTAGTTATCATCAAATCCATCATCATCAAAATCATCACCCTCATAGTTCTTCTTGGATTGCTTCTCAAGCCTATCCTGTTCCTTCTGCATCTTATCCCGATGCCATGAAGGCAAATCCTCAAGAAGATCTGGAGTGATACCCATTGCCAGTTCCTTCTCCCACTTGTCTATGTATTGATCACCAGTCTCAAAAACTACCTCCCCATCCTTACCCTTCCTGGCCTCTAGCTTGTGGTCCTCGTAATAGTCCTCCCAGAACGCAGCCAGCATCTCCAAGAGAGTCTGGCTCTGAAGAGCCTCATGGTTCCAGGGAAGGCGGTACTTCTCCTCTGCCCACCGGCGTAGCGTGTCCAGCAGCCCCGGATTGCGTACTCGCTCTGCCGCTATCTCCTTGGCTGCCTGAAACACCGATAGCGGCTCCTTTGAGAGGGGAGTGGAACGTATTCTCGAAGTCTGCTACTTGCCTGAATACTTCCAGAACAAGATCAAAATCATCAATCTCATCCAGGTTCCACCAGGTTGGTTTTCGAATCAAGGATTGCTCTAGATGAGCAATCATGTAATTTGTCCAGTCTGTCTGATCATCAATTCCTACACCAGGCTTGTCATCGTCATGATACCAACCACCATTCAACTGAACCTTTCGAACCTGGACTGCTGTGATGCCTTTGATGCTCAGTTTCTTGGTTGTGAATTGCCCCTCGTACACTTTTCCATCATGTGGTGAAACGTACTTGATGAAAAAGTCTTTCATTCTTGAAATAGGGACAGCAGTGATGTCTTGTTCCTTCATTTCATTCTCCTGTTTGATCCACCAGACTTGTTTATGTAGCAATTAGAGTGTTAACGCTCACTCTCATCCTCGACGCGAATGGCCACAAAAGAACAATTATCACTGACAACTCCACGAGCGGTTGTATCCCAAGTGTGCCCAGAAGCCCTGACACCAGTGAAGAATGCCATAGTCTTTCGATTACCGCTTACTGGATTGGCATCCTCGATAGCTGCTGTCAGACATTCATTGGTGATGATGTCATTGATCTTGGGGAAGATTCCAAGCTTCTTCAGCGACTGACCAATCACACGAAAGACACCAGCATTGAGCGATGCCCTGTAGGACACTGGAACGTGTTCCATGACCTCCAGTAGATCAAGCACATCAATCGGCTCGTAATCGCAGTTCTGTTATCGTGGAGTCATTTAAACTCCACTTCTTACGGTTTCCCGTAAGCTCAGATCATATCACCATCCTGATTGCTCAGGATGCTGCGCGCTCGTGGGTCTTTACTATCCACTATCCATTGGATGTTGGGATTCCGTGACCTGATCGTTGAACCTTCTACCCATTCCTGGGCAGCTTGGCTGCTGATAACCCAATTCTGATCTTTTTTAACCATCACGTTTATCATTACTGATTCCGTTGTGGTAGTCAGACTCTCAGGGTTTCCCAGACAATTCACGCAGTTCTCCATAAGAGATTACTCTCTCAGGCCACCTTAGTTGATGGTTTCCTCACCAGAAACATTCCCTGCATATCCAACTGGCGATGAACCGATCTTGAAGAGTGCTCGAGGTCCAGAGAAGACTTGCGGTTTGTTTACGTTTGGAGCGATATCACTTGCCATTACAAACTCCTATTCAGGTTTGTTGTTGTTTTCTTCTAAAGGCAGGCAGGCTGAAGGTAGATCGTAGGTATCGATCTGAACCATAGCCAACCACAGGAAAGCTCCCTGAGGTGACTGAGACAGTAGCTCACCTCAGGGATGAGTGCCTGGTGGATGTGCAGGCTCCTCAAGAGTAGCTGGTTCTAGAAGTTACGTCAAGGCAGGCTTACACAAATAAACCCACTACTTCCTACGCCAAAGCAGCACTGAGTGGCTGGGACCAGAGGGCATTCGACTGTACTACAATAGCAACAACATCTGTGGCAAGTCCCACAGCCTGCGTAGTACAGACAATCCCAGTATCAGTCCACTTAGCAACAGGAGCAACACCAGGTTCATTAGCGGGCAATGCTGCCAACCCACTAACCAAGATATTGTTGTTGGCATAGTCACCTGCACCACCAGCTAATGCAGTATCAGCTTGCGCTAGATTGAACTTAAAGGCAGCACCAGCAGAAGTGCAACGAATATATCCATCTGTTGCGGCTGCGTTTACATTGATGTCAGTTGCTACTTGATCGCTTGTTCTTCCAGCTACACCAACATCAATCACAAGCTTTCCTGTACCTGGATTGAACGCAATGGTGGGACCACCACCTGTTGCTGTTATCTCGCAAAAAATACCACTGATACCTGGCTTCAGTGCGAAAATGGTGATATTAGCTCCCGTGATTTCAACTCGATTGAGAGAATCAAAAGTCTGCGCTTGGAGCAGATTTCTCCCAACTACATTGATATCTCCGCCAGCAGCTCTCACAGTAGCCCCACCGACACCAGCAACATTCAGCCTATCCAGACAAGGAGCACCAGCCACGAGGTGACCAGTGAGTCTTGGATCTGAGTTAGTGACATACTTGTTAGCTACACTTGGGGCACCATTTGTTCCAAGAAGAGCTGCCTTCTCATCAGCAGTTGGCGTACCAGGAAGAGCTGCCTTTTCAGCAGCTGATGGAATGTACAACTGCTGATCCAACATTGCATTGATGGATGAAGTCCAGATACCATCAACCTGTACCTGAATTGCCACTTCATCAAGACCAGCACCAACAGCCTGGGACGTGCAAAGGATTGTCGTGTTTGTCCACTTAGCTACTGCGTTAAAACCAACCTCATTTGCTGGAAGTGCCTCGAGACCGCCAATCATCACTTTGAACCCAACGTAGTCACCAACACCACCTGTCATTGGTGCCTGGCTTTGTACAATAGTGAAATTACCACCTGTTGCAGACACTGCCCGAACATAGCCATTAGTTTGAGCAGCATTCGCGTTAATCAAAGTTGCAACAGCGTTATCAGAAGACCCAGCTATCCCAATATCAATAACCAGCGCACCTGTTGCTGGATTGAAAGTTACCCCCGCTGCGCCTCCACCTTTAATCAACTCAACAGTGATTCCGCTATCACCAGGCTTCAGAGCATACAACGCAACTGATGCCCCACCTTCAGCTACAGTGAGAGTGTCAAATGTTCTACCATGAAGCAGAACTCTTCCAACCAGAGCAACATCACCACCAGCGGACAGTACGGCTGTGCCACCAACAATGTCTAATAGATCTAGTTCAGGAGTACCAACCCTGGTGAATCGAATGTCAGAATCAGTAGCATACTTGTTGACGGCACTTGGGGCACCGTTAGTACCAGCAAGGGCTGCTTTCTGATCAACTGTTGGTGTGTAAGGAAGAGCAGACTTCTCAGCAGCTGTTGGAAGTAAGATAGTTTGATCAATAAGTGCAGTTAGAGTTCGTGTCCATTTCCCATTGGTGATAGCTGAAATAGACACTTCATCGGCTGATGCACCTATTGCCTGTGTAGTACAAATGATTCTGGTGTTTGACCACTTCGCTGTGCTGGTTGCACCAACCTCATTTGCTGGAAGTGCTTCTAGACCACCAACCATCACTTTGTTGACTGCTACGGAACTTCCAACCCCCCCAGCCATGACAGTTGGACCCTGGGCAGCAGTAAAGTTACCACCAGGAGCAGCACAATTGGCTCTGATGTAACCATTACAAGCCGATGCATTTGCGTTGACGAGAATAGCAACAGCAGAATCAGCAGTCCCAGCAGCTACAACAGTAATAACCAGAGCACCTGTTGCTGGGTTGAAGGCTACTGCAGCGCCAAGACCAACTACCATTTCAACTGTGAAACCTGAAACACCAGGCTTCAGAGCATGCAAGTCTACGTTAGCCCCACCCTGAGTTACTGTGAGAGTATCAAAAGTCTGCGCCTGCAAGAAATCCTGACCAACAAGTTGGATATCGCCACCAGCTGCAGCAACACCTGCAGCTGCTCCTGCAACTACATCCAGATAAGTAAGCTCTGGAGTTCCAGACCTGGAAAATCTGGCATCAGCATCAGTCACGTAGGGATTGGTGCCGCTCGGAGCACCAGCAGTTCCTGCAAGAGCAAGTTTCTGAAGCAAGGATGGAATCAAGAGAGGTTGATCAACAAGTGCAGTAACTGAATCGGTCCACGTACCATTGACCTGAACTTCAACAGCTACATTATCCACAGGATTGGCCACTGCAGGCACAGTACAAAGAATGCCCGATGCCAACCACTTCGCTGATGGGTTAACACCAGTCTCGTTTTGAGGAAGAGCAACTGTTCCAGCAACCATGATTTGGGTATTGGTGTAATCTCCAGTACCACCAGTCATTGGAGCAGCAGCTTTTGCCAGAGTGAAAGATCCAGCTGTTGCAGATACGCAACGAACATAACCATCAGTCTGGGCCCCATTAGCATTGATTGCAGTAGCAATTGCATTGTCAGTAGAACCACCACCTGCCAATGTAATCACCAATGCCCCAGTTGCTGGATTGAAGGTAATAGTTAATCCAGCCCCTCCCGCAATCATCTGAACAGTGATTCCACTGTCGCCAGGCTTCAGAGCGTGGAGGGTGATATCTCCGAGAGCAGGAGCAACCTGGGTGAGATTCAGAACATCGAAAGTCACACCTTGCAGTAGATTCCTACCTACAAGAACAACATTACCACCTGCAGCAAGAACACCTCCACTGGAAACACGTACTGCATCCAACTTAGGAGGTGTAGCGGCGCTGCCAACTCTAGGGTCAGTGTCTGTTACGTACTTGTTAGCAGCACCAGGAGTTCCAAACGAACCAACCAGAGCTAGCTTCTCTCCTGCAGTGGGTATCAATGGATTGATTGCCCAAACCCCAGCACTGTAGACATACATAAGGTCTTCGTCTTCAACCCAAACCAACATACCCTCGTTTGGTGCAGTAAACTCCCATGCTGTACCACTCCACTCTGCAATGTACTTCTCTTTCGTAGCCCACAATCCTGTAGCAACTGCAGCTACGATATATCGATCAAAAGCTGCTGGTCCAGCGGGAGGTGCTGTAAGATGTTGATCCTTCACACTGTCCTGTGTGTCAACAGGAACCTCAACTGGATTATCGAGAGCATTCTGAGCATACGTCTGCAGCTCAATAGGCCATCCCTTCATGTAATCTCTCAGATTACTCATAGATATCTCCTTTTCCTATCGTTAGAGGTTAGGCAGGTGCAGTGTAAGCTGCAACAGTGTCACGAACAAGTTGAAGAGCAGCTGATAACATGTACCCACCACCATGACCACCTGACGAACCTCCAGCATGTGGAGACCCGAAACCAAACGCCTCTGCTGGGTCATACGTAGTTTCCTTGGTCACACCATCTGTAGTTCGAGCCAAGTATGTTGGAAGTGCACCACCCAATTGCACAATGATCTTGATCATTGCGTTGAGCATGTTGGGTCCATAACTGTAGGGATTTGACTGCGAACTTCCAGACCCCTTTGCTCCATCCAACACAGCCAAGTCATCATCAACAGCTGTGAACTCGATAGCATAGTGATCACCTGTTCTGGGAGGTGTTGAAAGAACAGGAGTGAGAACAAGAACACCAGTGGTATTTGAAACCACTTTTGCCGTTACACCAGCCAGAGCTGCAGTGATGTTTCCAGCAAACGTTACCTTGGCTCCAACCAAGGAATTCACAGTAGTATATGCCCCTTGATCTGCTACAGCATACTTGCTTGCTCCGTCAATACAAGCACCATGAGCATTGTAGATTGCCTTTAGGTGATTGACTAACACAATTGCTGTAGCGAGATTCGTGCAAGCAGCCACAGTAACTACATTTGGATCTGCAACATAGTGAACAGGCCCAGCTATCGTAGCCATGTGCAAAATCAACATCGCACGAACGTCATTACACAAAGTCACCAACACTCCCTCAGTTCCATTTGAACCAGCGGCAGTTACAGCATTACCACCAGCTGCTCCGTGAACAGCTGGAGTCACTTGACGATGAAGGTTGTAGTCAAGCTTCAGTTCGTCTGCCATTATATCTGCAGTAGCTTGATTTGTAGCTACTGCAGCGCCAACAACATTAGCTGCATCAGCAGCCACATGAATACCAGTTACATGCAGTGTTCCTGTGTCAATGAGGCCAGTCAGAAGCCTCAATAGGTCAGCAACTCTGTTCCCTCTCGGAAACAGATCACCTGCCGCTGTTGTGTTTGGTCCATTGGTGTGGGGAAGAAAACTAGCCTTCAAAGCGGCTAGCTGCACATCAACGATTGCTGGAATTGCGATTGGTGCCATTGTTATTCTCCTTCAGGGAATACCTGGGTTTTTGTTTGTGAAGTCAACTGGTGTAACTATGCAGCTTGACTAGGCAATTGCAAGTATATATCATTCAACTGAAAGTTCAGCCCACAAACTGGGAACACTGATACCCTGACAGTAGCGATATCTCCGCTAATCTTCACTCTAAGATTGTAGAATGCATGTGTCACTGCCATCGTAATTGGGTCAGTGCTATCCACAATGATGCTCTGTGAACGGCACTGCTCAAGAAACTCCGATGCAGTATCTTTGATGCTAGTGACGTTCGAAGGTTTTGCCTTACGACCAGTGTGCCTATCCTCGAGATATGTTCTCAAGCCATAGGACACGTATCGAACTACATCTCGAACGCTTCCCTCAGCATATGCCAGGTTGTCATCCGTGACGTAGGTTGTCAGATCTCTTACGAAACGAATTCCCTTTCCCTGGATGTTCTCAGCAAAAAGGACACCGTTTTCGATGAGATTATTTGCATCCGTCACTTCAGCTGGGTCCCAGCTTGAATCCTGAGTCAGGTCTGCCGTACGAATATACTTCCACGTAAGGGGCTCACCAACCTCATCCATTCCCGCCCTCATCCCTGCTGCTGCCACTGCCATTGCCCACTCATCCATCTCCAAGAGGGTAGATGTGATATCCAACACTGTGATCTTCTGACCGCAGAGTTGCATATCCGGATGGTTGAATTGGTTTGCCATGGCAACGATCTGAGCCCTGGTTCCCTTCATCCCCATGTACCCACCACGTTCATCCTTCCCAGCTCCATTACAGTAGTCCAAGTGAGCTGCCATCTGGGCTGCCACAGAAGCAAACGTAGCAGTTGACCCATATCCCTCAGCTGCCAGATCTCGAGAGATCAAAGCAACGATGTGGTTGATTCTGGTTCTGGCCAGAGTGTCGAAGGCATTCTGAAAGTCAGTGTTGGCACTAACTCCACGAGTACCACCTGTCATGGTCTTGTAGTAATCACCAACCACTGCTTTCGACCCAAGACCACTTCCTGTGAACTCAGGAAGACCAGTCCCAGCACCAAGAGAAGCAGTCGCTGCACGAGTAACCGTAACGTATGGATTGATCTCATTAATGTCACTAACAACATCTCTGAGATCTTTCTTGAAGTGATTATTCCACGTCTGAGAAATATGAGCAGCAATGGAATAGGTTCCAGGAAATGCCTCAGACACACCAGCATAGTTCATGAAATAAAGAACTGTAGCAGACTCTACCCCCACAATGGGATAGTGCCCATTGTTTGCTGGTGTTGTTGATGTCGCAAGTGTGATGTTCTGACCAACCATGGACGTAGCAAAAGCTCCAGCTGCGTCCGTCAACCTTACTACCCCATTTACCATCAAGAACGTATCACCAATTCCTGTCAAAGCTGCATAGTCAAACACTGGGAATGGTGAAGCCGCTTGCTGACTACGATCTGTTCGCAACTCAACGTTTACAGCCCCGTGATCAAAATCAAAATCACTGACCAACTCCGCGCCATTCCTACCTGACGAAACGTAGGCCATGTAATTTGGACTGGTGTTGATTACACCAACCAAATCAGTGATTGTTTGATTCTGAGTCAAGGTTAGATTCAAATCAGTAGCAGCAGCAGCACCATTTACTGCAACCACTGTATTGAATCCAGTAGTTACGCCAGCAGCTCCAGTAAATGAACCAAGAGCCTTGGAAATATACCTGATACTGTAGGTTGATGTCCCATCAGGAACTGGGGTATTCCAAGGCTGAACTAGCGTTAGAACTGGACTAACACCAGCTGTGTTGGTAGCAATGACTCGCTTTTGTCCTGAACCAGTCCCACCCGTAATAGCGATAACCAGGTTTGACAGTTCGTTCAAAGCGAAGTCAATTGTAGCTTCAAGAGTGATTGTATTGGCAGTAGCTGAAACTGCTGTACCTGCACGAATCTGCCCTCTTCGTATATCATACACAGCACCAATTCCAGGAGCTGTTGCAATACCACCCGAAGTAAACGCACTCGTCACAGTAGCAGTTCCGTTATTGGTATTGGAAGCAATCTTTCGCAAGTTAGGTTGCGCAAGAGCACCACCAGACACATGCTCAAAAAACCCAGCAAAAGCATTTACTACCCATGTCTTGGTGGCATCTACTGTGGTTGTAGTTAGACCCGCACCACTTGTTGTTCCACCATCCAGAACAACTGTAGTGGCTTGTCCAATGTACTCCACATCGAGATAGGCATTCCCACCAACATCTTCACCAGTTTGACTATCAGCATCAAACGCTGTAGTCCAAGCCACTCCATGTGTAGAGCCACACTCCAACTCTTGTCGGATACGATTGGTGTGAACTCCATAATCCTTGCTCGTGTAGATAAGCATAGGAGCAAGAATATAGACTGGAGTTCCTAGAACTGGAATGGCTGAGAAAGCTGCTGTGATGGTACTAGCATCATTTGCTGTAATGATCTTCTCATCTGTGCCAATACGAACATAGTTACCAACATGGGCACTAACAGTCATGCCAGCTGTAGTTACATGAACATGTACTATATCAGTACCAGCAGCCACCGTGTCATAGGCTGGTCCACCAGTAACCAAAGGAACCAACCCATATAGAATCAACGATGACTGAGTTCCCTGGTTGGTCTTCACGCATTGGCATCGAAATGCCCCGCCTGGTACTCGTGGATCTGTAGTTGGATCGAAAGCAATCCTGATAGCATTGGCCAAAGCCCCGCTAGTGAACGTCTCTTTTGCCAACGCTGGGTCATCGATGGTATTGATTACGTCTGGTTCTCCACCATCAGCTTCCCCAATCAAGCCCACAACTGCATTGCTCAATAAACCAATTTGAGCAAGGGCATCTGCATTGATCCTGGTAATACCACCAGGACGGAACATAGTAATACCATTGAACGTTACCGATCTACTCAAGGTACACCTCCAATCCTGGTTGGCTTAGTAGGATTTGAAAACTTCATCCCAATCAGACATTGTTCGCCTAACTGAGGTGTCAGCGAATGCAACCATTCCCGGCTTCCACCTCTCCCTGAACCCCTTTGACTTGAACCATCGATCAAACGGTACGAGAGGTTTGGAAGAAGCCACAGGCTCCACAGGCTTCACAATGACCTCCCGATCTACAAGAGGACCACTCTGAGGTATGGTTACTTCAGTTGGTTGGGACTGAGGAGCAACCTCCGCAGAGGGACTGACTTCTTTTTCTAGCCCAACCTCTGGAGGTGTTACCTTCTTTGTTGATTCAGTCTTTGTCATCTATTTTCTCCATTATGGTGGCGTCAAATCAATTATTGTTTCTAACCCGATGGAGTCAAATCCATTGGAATCTGGAGATGCCACAACAACTCTTAGATACCTTGCTGAAGGTTCATCTGGTGGAATGATTACATCAAATGAGTAATCAAATTCAACCATCAACGCTCGTTGATATGCCAAAGTTGGCATGTATTCTGATCTAGGAGCAAAATCAGTACCTGACATTTGAAAATTCATGATACCTTGTTTGATCATAAAGTTACGTTCAATAACAAACATCGCTTTGATAGCATTATAGAGAAAGATTGTTAACTCAGCATTCTGAGCAAGAATCATTAAGTGGTAGGAGTTTCTGTATATAGATCCTCTTCTTTCTAGTACATCATCTGTAGTAAATAGTTTTGAAGGTTCTCCAGTAATTCCCTCTGCGTCTAATGCAGTCACTATTTGTACAACAGAAGTAGAATCAGGAATTGTATCCCATGGTGGGGTTATGGTTATCTTTACTCTGTGCAATTCTGGCTCAATGGAAACTATTTGTCTGTTCTGCCCAGCACCAATACCTTCAAGGACAACAATAAACACATCTTCTTCAAATGGGTCAACAATAGTAAATGTATCTTCAGCAAGAAGTAATGTACTTGCTGTACTACCATTCAAAGCTGTAGTAGGAATCATTTTCAGTTGAGGACCCATACTGACAGAAGACACAGAACCACGCCCAGCAATTGTAGAGTCCCCAAGTAACTCTTCATCCGAAGGAAATGGTTGACCCATCTCTGCGAACGAAGATTCGTCTTGCATTAAATCGTTAAGAAATGCTTGAGACTCATTTTCACTTTTCAATAGAATTACAATGGCGGGTAATTTGAGGTCTTGGTCTGGATAATTCAAACATAAATCCACACTTTTCTCTCGAAAGAACTTACGAAGAACGTTGAGGTCAGACTGAGTAAGATTGTGAAACAGAGTATCTACAAACCTCTGGTCTTCACGAAATCTACGAAAGCCCTTTACTAGAGCTTGTTGTAGTATGAATTCTGGGGCTACGCTCATAATGTAATCTTTGCTATAATAGGACTGAATACCTTATCTGCTTGTTTTTCGATGTACTCTTTTACATGCTCACGAATAGGCTTTTTCAAACCTTTCTCACCAATAGGTCTAAACCCAGGATGCTTCCACTTGGCTACACTTGTTTCTGTTACCCGTCTCCATTCGTTTGGATTTTTCTGTTCTTTGGCAGGACCAGTCTTAAAAGGAACATCCAAAAATGGAGCCCCTACTTTTGCCCCTCCTGGAGTAGTTTTGTGTTGCTGAGACCAGTGAGTTGCCCCATGACTTGCAAGAAGTCCTGGTTTTATTTCAAAGGCTGGATATCCAACTTCAAGCGCAGTTACTAACCAATTTACCTTCTCATCTGGGTGATGCAGTATTATTTCTATTTCTTCATCACTTACTTCGTGAATTTTGAGTGCTGACTGATACTGTCGTCTCGTTTTGTGAAGTTGGCGACCTGCTTCATCTTGCCATTCGCCTAATGCTGCATTGGCAAGATTCTTCAATCCCTTCTTGAAAGCATTTTCCAGGGTTGTGCAAAGGGTATCAAGGTCAATACCAGGAGTGATAGTCACGTTCAGAACAACAGTCATTAACAGACCTTGAATTTATCACAGAATGGCATTCTATCTCCAATACGGAGACCAGGATCTTCGTTAATAATAGCCACATGTCTTTTTCTCAATCCAACACGACTACCAAGATCTCGATTTCTATCTAATCTGATATCAGGAGGCATAAATGCAATCCACTCAAAGTAGGCTTTGTATTTGATTACATATTTACGACCTGGCTTTGGGCTGCTTCCCAACCACCTTATTATCTTGCTACCGTCTAATTCAAAAGCACCGGAATCGTAAACCACACCTTCCTCGTCCTCACACCATATAGAACTATGTGCATTGTACCAGAGTCTATCCTCATTCGTAGCAAGACCAGTTTCTCGTGCGCTGTTCTCATCTGCTGTTCCTGCTCCACGTACAATGACTTGCCCATCAGCAAGAGGCAGAGGAGTAGTGAAGGTAATCAAATCCCCACCTGAGACCATGTAGCCAGGCTTCAGGGACATGCTGCAGTCGCCTGGCATTGCCCACCCAGCCTCCACTCTATCCTTGGTCTGGCGAATGCCTGTGATGAGGGCGCAGATCTTGTTGGGGTTCCTGTAAATGTACCCGTCAGAGCGGCAAATGGGACAGCAGAAGGTTGTCCTCCTCCTGGTGACAATCCCACCCTGCTCTATCATCCCAGCATGAGTGTCTTCGTTGTTGCAGGTGCACCGCATTCCAATCTCGTGGATCAAATCTTCCCCACGGTTGGAGATCAATCCCACCTGCCCTGGGAAATTCCAGTCGATCCCAAGACCTATGTTACGTCCTCTTGTCATTGAATGACTCTATTCTAGGTCAGATCCAAAAACTTGTCGAGAATAGAACTGCTAAGATACGTAGGTACTTGATCTTCTTATTGTCAGTCAGTTATAGTCTTCAATTGTTGCGGTTGAGTCACGGATTTCCACAATATACCACGCAGTATTTTATTGATATTACCCTGCAAAACTCCAAAATGTTCTGCAAGTTGTTTTCGTGTCCAGCCTTTGCTACTTAGATCAAGTATTTCTCTTACTTGATTTTCAGTTAGTTTGGCATTTCCATTACGTTCACCTCGAGCTGTCTTTTCTGGGTGAGTATGCTGTCCACTTCGTTCACCCCTAGCAACTTTTTCTGGGTGCAATCTAGTCCAGTGCTGATCACCTCTGTACAATGTTTCTGGGTGTAACCGAACGCCGTTCCTATCACCTCTGGCTAATTTTTCTGGCTGTGCTCTGGACCAGTGCTGATCACCACAAACTTTCCTACCTTTCTCAGAACAATCACGATTATTATCGGCCAAAGTACCTAACCACAAATGATCTGGATTGCAACATATTCTATTATCACATTTATGACAAACACACATTCCATCTGGTATTTCACCGTGACTTAGTTGAAACGCAATGCGATGAACTAATTCATCTTTATAGTTAATAGTAATACGGCCATAACCACCAGTCCCAACATAGCCTTGCCATTCCCAACATTTATTGGGATCACCATAGTTAGTTACTTGTTTCCAGATTGCTTCGAATGTGTTTGAATGCCTACTCATAGAACATGCTATAAAACTACCATGTTTAAGCCGCGATATCTTCCACGCAAGTATTTAATCTCTTTATCTATGAATTTCTTCATATCTTCCAGGCTCGCTGAGTAAACGCCATATATAGCAGAAGCTGTGTAACTTACAGACTCACTAACACCATCTCGACTTACACTCTGGGAACTGAATCCACCTCTGTAAGCATGGCCAGCAACTGTCAAAGCATCACAAGCTGCTTTCTTAGCCAATATTTCATACACTACTGGATCTACACTTCTCATTCCAGCAACAATATTGAAATTCCAGAAGTTAGGAAGTTCCATCGAGCCTTGTAGTGAACCAACCCAAATCAATCCAATAAACCTAAAAGCTGAAGTAGTGTTGAATGGAACTAGCTGTACAAATCCATTCTTTTCGCTAATCTCAGCCCAATGTAAATCAATATCCACAACTCTAGTATTAGCTACGTTTCCAAATAGATCATCTATCTGCAACAAACTGGGATACGGGAACAGGATATCAATCCATTTCGCTGGCACCACTGGGTAGAAAGTGATACCACGGACAATGAAATCCCAATCAACAGTTGGATGATCTGCAAGCTCAACTCCCGTAACAAGTCTAGTTGGCTCCAGAAACACAGAAACCTTATCATTCTCCCACCAATCGCATGCTTGATTTATCCACCTCTGCAGCATCGAATCTGTCATCTGGTTTTTTTCAACCAGAAGCTCATCCGTTTGATTCGATGTTGGCAAAGCAGAAAGACTACGAACACGAACAATCAAATAATCCGTTCCATTACAGTCATACCGAAGGATGTACGTACCAGGAGCAGTGATGGTAACCAACTGCCCAGAGAACCAAGATAACTGTCTTACAATGGGTGGACCTGGTCTATAGATATAAGTCAATGGAT